CTGCACTATAACCAACTGCTACAGTCCAGAGAGCCTGTCCTGTTTCACCTGCATTTGTACCAATTGCTACTGCGAGGTTTGCTTGATTAGTTTTACCTGCATCTCTACCAAGTGCTATACTTGTCGCACTTGTTCTTAAACTTACTGCATCTACACTTGCTGTATCTACTGGACCGACAATCTTATTGCTAACTCCGTCTACTAGTACGGTACTATCATCACCAAACACACTACCTGTAAGATCACCGTCTAGCGAAACAGCTGGAGCAATAGTAACACTATTGCCGCCAGTTATGGATATAGTATTTCCATCTATCGAAAGTGTTTGTGCGTCTGTGTTTAAATCTCTTGCGTATACTTCGTCAAAGTTATCATTAACTTTATCAAACGCAGAACGAATACTTTCACCGTCTCCGGTTAATTCGCCTGTTCCTAAATTTATCGTTTGCTTTGCCATCTATGTCGCCCTTAATGATTTAATCTTATGCTGTTAACTGTACCGGCAGTCCAATTACTAACATATGCTCTTACCCAAACATAGTTTCCAGTAAAATTGTAGGTTTTAGTGTTAGTAGTAACACTAGTATATTCTACAGAGGTAATGCTTTGAGTTGCAACTAACCCAGTAGTGTCAACACTTTGTTTACCGGAGTCTAAAACTAAAGTAAACCAGTCAGCTTCTACTGGGTTAGTTGCAAGTGTTCCTTGCATAGTTACTGTTCCGATAAATCCGTTAAGATCTACTTGTACGGTGTGTAAACCGTCACTACGTCCGTAGTAACCGTCACCTTTGAATTTGTCTCCAGTAGCTGTCGTTACGACATCGTCTCCTGGGTGTGTATTTGCTGTTAAAATTGTTTCGCTATTGTTCTGCATATAGTTATTTATCTAGATCTTGTGTACTAACAATTCTTTGTACACTCTGAAAATTGTGTCCTATCAACAAACTTACTAGTTGTAATATCTTTTCGTCTCTAGTATAAAAGTATAAGCCAGGAGCATAACCGCCTTCTACGGCCTCTAAAGCAATACGTCCTATTTTTACTTTGTCAGAGTTCTTTTGTACCCATTTGTAAAAGTTTTGGTCAATAAAACGTTGATTAAAAGTAACTCTATAGTCAAACTTACTAGCATGATCTACAAGAATAACATTTTTATCTAATTTAGATAGGTACTTTTTGTTTGGTTCCCAAAACTCTTCAACACATATGCGAGATAATAATGCATTAATGACAGCTTTACTATTAGTATAAACATTCATAGTTCCCATTTCAATTCTAAGTTTGTAATCCTCTTGATTAAAAGAAGAAAACAAACTTAGAATTATTTTTGAGCTATTAAAATCATCTTGGCTTACAAACGTATCTCTAATACCAATGGAACGTCTGATAAATTTGTCATCATCTAACTGAGTCTGCATCCTGTCTAACTCATTACGAGCATTGTTTAAATTCTTATCTCTAAAAATGCAGGCCAGATAATTTTTAACAACTAACTTGTAGAGGTATTCATTATAAAACAGTGATTTTGTTTCATAATTCAACAAGGGCTTCCCCTACACAATTTAGTTCTAAACTGTTAGAGTCTTCAGTTAAATTAATAGTAACAGTTCCGCCTGTTTTAAGATTGCCAAATAACAGTTCACGTGATAACGGACGTTTAATTTCATTATCAATTACTCGAGCTAAAGGTCTTGCACCCATTTTAGGATCAAAGCCTTTGTCAACTAAGTAATCTAATGCTTCAGCTGATATGTCAATCTTAACACCTTTATCTTTGACCATATTTTTAAGTTCAACAAGGAACTTACCAACAATTTTTAACATTACAGGCTTACCAAGTTTCTTAAAGATAATAGTTGCATCAAGTCTGTTTCTAAACTCTGGAGCAAAGAACTTTTTAAGTGCTTTGTCTTCATATTCTAGTTCAAACTCGTCATTAAATCCAATTAAGTTTTTCTCTGCATCACTAGCACCAAGATTAGTTGTAAGAATTAATACACAATTACGTGCATCTGCTTCTTTACTATTAGATCCTGTTACTTTACCGTTGTCCATTAACTGTAATAATATCTGTGATACGTCAGGATGTGCTTTTTCAATTTCGTCTAGTAGCAATACACAATTAGGATTCTCTTGAAGTCTTGTAATTAACTGTCCTGCATCGTCATCGAACCCTACATATCCTGGAGGCGAACCAATTAGTTTAGAAATACTATGTTTTTCTTGGAATTCACTCATATCAAATCTTACAAGTTGTACACCTAGTTGTTCAGCAAGTGATTTTGCTGTCTCTGTTTTACCAGTGCCTGTTGGCCCCATAAAGATAAAGCTACCAATGGGCTTATCTTCTGCCTTAAGTCCTGCTTGTGCAACTAAGATTTTGTCTACGATGCCTTCAATTGCTGAGTCTTGACCGTAAACATCTTTCTTCATATTCTTTTCAAGATGTGCAAGGTTACTTGTTTCTTTTTCAGCAATATTTTCAACTGGCATATTAACCATTTTTGCAAGTTCAAATTGTATTTCTTCTTCAGTAACTAGTTTTTCTACGTCCGGATCTTTTAAGTTAAATCGCGAGCATGCAACATCAATTAAGTCAATTGCTTTATCAGGTAACTTTTTATCAGTTTGATACTTAACACTTAGTTTTACAGCCGCTTCAATTGCTTGCTCTGTAATTACAGTCTGGTGATAGTCCTCATAGTACTTCTTAATACCACGTAGAATATCTTTTGCTGTTTCGTTACTTGGTTCATCAACTGTTACACGTTGGAACCTACGCATTAATGCACGATCCTTTTCAAAGCTCTTGCGATATTCTTCCCATGTAGTTGATGCAACTACTTTTAAGTTGCCTTTAGCTAATGCAGGCTTTAACATGTTTGCTAAATCATTTGATTTTTCTTGTCCACCAGCGCCAGCACCTTGCATCATATGTGCTTCGTCGATAAACATTACAGTTTTGCCTTTCTTTTGTAGGCCTTTAAGAACTAGTTTTAGTCGTTCTTCAAAGTCTCCACGGTACTTACTACCTGCTAACATACTGCCAATGTCTAGATTGTATACTTCGTAATCTTTAAGGAACTCCGGTACATCATCGTTAACAATTTTGTATGCTAAACCTTCGGCGATTGCTGTTTTACCAACACCTGGATCACCTACAAGTAATACATTGTTCTTTGATCGGCGACCTAATGCTAGTGCAATACTATCTAGTTCTTCACTTCGACCAATAATTGGATCAATTTTATCTTTGTGTACTTCTTCATTAAGATTAGTAGTAAACGAACGTAGTGCTTTAGCAGCAGCTCCGCTTAATTCTTCATCTTCAAAGTCTTCTTCTAACTCGGTAGAAACATAGTCAGCAAATCTGTCCTTAGTGATTCCGCCTTTTTCAATCCAATATGTTGCAACAGACTTTTTCTCACTTAGTATACTAATAAACACATCACTTAGATCAATGTTACTACGACCACTAAACAACACTTGTGTAAATGCTCTGTTTAATACACGTTCTACAGCCTGTGTCTTCTTAGGCTTCATAGGCTCAGTAGTTTTAATATCATCTAGTGCTGTTTTTAAATGATTCTCCAGATTACTTTTTAAGAAAGCAGGATCAGCACCGTAACCTTTGATTACATTTTCAAAATTTTCTTCGCATAACATTGCAAACAAAATATGCTCAACAGTAACATACTCGTGTGATAATTTTCTAGCATCGTTAATTGCTTTTTCAAATACTAGTTGTAGTTCTTTGCTTGGTTCAACCATTTATAGTTTTCCTAATTTTAGTTTGTTTCTTCTTTGCCATATCCAGTTTTAGTCTTGATACTCGATTTGTAAATTCTATTCCTTGTAAGTGATCGTATTCATGTAGAAAGCATCTAGCATCTAAATCATACAATTCCATTATACACTCTTTTGCACTACTGTCAAGAAATTTTACAACTAACCCTTTAGGTCTTGGAACTTTTAAAAATAAGTCTGGATGACTCAAACATCCTTCTGGCATTATCTCAGTATTAACACTAACTTTATCAATTATAGGATTAATTACTGTAAGTGGACTATTGTCTTCAAGTAAATGAGGCTTCATTACAAAGATTTGTCCGTTTAGTCCTACTTGGTTTGCACTTAGACCTATTCCACCTTCTTCGGCCATTAAGGCAATCATATTTTCTGATACTTCTTTAGCATCAAATTTATCAAAGTCGAATGGATCTACAACTTTTTGTAGCCAGGCATTTGGTGATTTAATTAGTTTCATTATTTCTTATATTCCTTATGCTTTCTAATACGTCTGGATCGTTTATTTTAGGTATAGTAGCATTTACTATTATGTATGCATTGCCCCTAGTACCGCTCTGTCTATCCGGTAATCCGTACTGTGCAATATTAAACCTTCCATTTGATTGAGTACCTGCCGGTACTGTTAAATTTAGTTGTCTTCCGTCTATTGTGTCTACTATTATACAGGTTCCTACAATTAAGTCAAGTGCATTTACTTTATATTCTCTATAAAGATGCATACCTTCCCTAACCCAGTGTTTATGATTTACAATTTGTACTTTAACATGCAAGTCGCCTCGTTGCATATGTAATATGTCATCACCTAAACCACTGTATCTTATAACATCTCCGTCTCGTATTCCTGCTGGTATTTCTATATCAACTGTTTCTTTTTTACCACTTCGTAATGCATAACTAGCAAGAAGATTTTTTCCTTTAAGGACATCTTCAAGTTCTATTTTTGCTGCAATAGTAATATCTTTGTTACGCTTTGGGGGATTTTGAAAAGGATTGCCTTGTGCCCCGTTTCTAAACATATTACCAAACATGTCTTGTATGTCTACATTTACATTATCATAACCAAAGCCGCCCCTGTGTTGATTAAACTGTGGTTGTGGGTTATCGTATTGTTGACGTCTTTGCGGGTCGCTTAGTACTTCATATGCTTCTTTAATTTTGATAAATTCTTGATGGTCACCGCCCTTATCAGGATGATGTTTGCCCGCTAGTCTTCTAAATGCGGTTTTTATCTCTTTCTCAGAAGCTGATTTATGTAAGCCTAGTACAGAATAATGGTCCATACTAATACTTATTTGTTAGAGTACTACTTCTTACTAGTTCCGGTGTACAATCCAAACCATGCTGCACCAGCACCAACTACGATACTAATTAAACCTGATTGTTCCATTGTAGGAGAGCCTAGTTCCATATACCAAATTACACATTTGTATAGTAATATAATATAAACTGTTAAAAATAGTCTTGGGAAAATTCTCCAAGCATCGACGGCTTTAGCCATGTCAATAAGACTTTGATATTTGTTCTTAGAACTGTCTATTGTAGTTGTATCTACTTCAAGTTCAATGTTTACTTTTTTAGTTTGAGTGTCGCTCATTTCTTTTTCTTTCCCTCTAATTTAACAAGACGTGCTTCTAGCTCATCTATCTTTTTTGTTACGTGTGGATATTTTTTACGCCAAGCATTTGGATCATTTTGTAACCATGTCCAACCCCATCGTACTGCCAAGTACTCTAAAATGGAATCAAACTTTGTTACAGCCCATGTTGCCATTCTTGTATCTTTAAACCAGAACAAAAATCCTGCACCAAATAACGATCCCGCTAGTGCTGTGTAAATCCACAGGCGGTCATCCGCCATTCTTTCAATCATTTCCCACATAGTTTACCCTCTTTTGTTAACTATGTATATTTAGTAGAATTTACTTGGATTTATAGTCTGCAATAGCTGTTTTAATTGCGTCTTCTGCTAATACAGAACAATGTATTTTTACTGGGGGTAGGGCAAGTTCTGTAGCAAGTTGGGTGTTCTTTATTTCGCCTGCTTGATCTAAGGTCATTCCTTTAACCCATTCAGTAAGTAGACTGCTGCTTGCTATAGCACTACCACACCCATAGGTTTTAAATTTAGCATCAACAATGATGCCTTCCTCTACCTTAATTTGTAAACGCATAACGTCACCACAGGCAGGAGCTCCTACCATTCCAGTTCCGATATTGTCTGCAGGATCCCACTTACCAACATTACGAGGGTTTTCGTAATGGTCTAACACTTCTTTTGAATACGCCACGGCTGCGTCCTCTTTTAGTTTAGTGTATGTATTTATTCCATTATATGAACAAGCTAACTAGTAAAAGTAATGCTGTAATAGTGCCTAAGAATACTGATAGTACTCCAAGAGCAAATAGAATTATATTGAAAGGTGTAATTGCAACATCTTCAATACGACCTACACCTATTACTGTTTTAAGTACGGCTCTAAAGAATCCAATCATTGATAGCCATTACGCCGAACATCAATCCTAACGCCATTACTTGTATAATTGTTGGTATAACAACAAACATAACTAACGGGTTATAATCCATCTTCGTCCAGTAATCAGTTTCGTGCCATTCTTTTACTTGAGCTGCTGTTGCTTCTTTATATTTCATATCCTAATACTTCATTGAAGCAGCCATTATTAAAAATGGTAGTGCTATCGGAAAGGTTGCTAGGAATGTTGCTTGTACTATATCGCAAAATATGCATACTCGCTCGTCTTCTTTTAGTTTTAAAATCATCTGTGTCATTGTGTGTTTTTCCATCTATATGTGTGTGTTTACTCCCAACAAAGAAAACATAAAAATAGTCGCAAGTCCGCTTACTTCGAGTGCGTCTCGAAAAGATTCTATGTTAATTTTCGGAGGTTTCATTCTTTAAAAAAATATTATAACTTACAAACCTTTGTAAGTCAACCATATTTATCTAAATGTCAAAAAAACGTGTTACTTTCGGTAACGGGGGTATCTTTCTTGAAATTTGTTTGCTTTACGTTGCCAAGAACATTCTAACAAACGGCCTAGTAGATCACTAAGCCATTCGATCATACTATGTGATCCTGTCGTGACCTTTTGGCTGTACGAACTTTGCCGCTGATTGGACTAGTGAAAGGTACTTCTGCAAGTCCTTTAGTTCCACCTGCTTTGCTATATAATAAATCAAACAAGCAATATGTTAATGCGACAAAACTAGTTAGGGCTATAAACAAGATAAATGTAATGCCAAGTATCTCTAACATGTGTGACCTCTACGAACAAGTTCTCTTTTTACTTTAACTTTTATTTTAGGCATTGCATTACTGTTTTCTAAGTAGTCTAATAGTTCTTGCTTTGGTGTAGATTTTAAATAAAAGTGTTCTACCTTATTTCTTCCAGTATTCTTGTCTCTTACTGTGTGTGATGGTTTAAATTTTGCTGGCACTATTCAGGCCCTCCGTTATGTTTGCGTTTTGATTTTTTTTCGTCCCAATCTTTTAAGGCTTGTTTAATACTGTCTTCTGCTAATACACTACAATGTAACTTAATAGGCGGTAATTCCAGTGCTTCGGCTATGTCTTTATCTTTTATTTCTAATGCTTCAGACATTGTAAGACCAGTAAGCATTTCAACAAACATTGTTGAACTTGCTATAGCACTGCCACAGCCGTATGTTTTAAACTTTACATCTAGTATAGTATCGGTGTCAGGATCTACTTTAAGATCAAGTTTCATGACATCGCCACACGCTGGTGCTCCTGTCATTCCTGTTGCTATATTGGGATCTTTTGGATCAAAGCGGCCAACGCCGTGCTTTGCTGGATTGTTTAGAACGTCTTCGAAACGATCTACTACTTTTTGTGAATATGCCATAAGTTTTTAGTTATTATTTTAATAGTATAACAAAACTATTCTTGTTTGTCAACCTCTTGAGTTTCACTTTCGTAATACTCTTTGTAAGCATCTATAATTTTATTTTGTTTAATCATATATGCACGTATCTGTGCATAGTTTTTTCTAAAGTTCTCGTAGTCTTCATCTGTTAATCCTATTATAACAGGATCAATGTTTTTGCTTTCTAAGTCTGTAAATACTTCTTCAGCATTTTCTCTGTTTATTATAATCCAACGAACTTGTTCTAGTTCTGCAGGTTCAGGTAATGGCAAAGCAAGAGGTCGTCGTTCTACTTCAGTCTTAAAAACTTCTAACGGCTGTATTGTGCTGCAACTAGTAAGTAACGTAGTTAGGATTAGCAAGCTCAGGACAAACAGTATTGATCTTTGACTTCTTTGTAGCATTTATTTCCTCTTCGGTTAACTCGGCACCTTGTATAATTTCAAAACAACGTCTTTCGTTAACTTCATCTTTATTTAATATTCTTTCTATAGACTTTGGCCTTGATGTTGACAATGCACCAATGTCTCTTCTTTCGCCGGAAGCATTTAGTTTGTTAAATTTTTCATTTAAGTTTCTATTTGCTGTCTCTAACATTCTATTAGTGTCTTCGAGGTCATTACGTATATCAATAATGTCCTCAAAGTCTGATTCCTGTTGTGCTATTACGGCTTTTTGTTCTCCAACAGCATCTTCTAATTTAATAATATTACCTTTAGCAGTATCAAGGTCTTTTTGTAATGCTTTAACATACAAAAAGCCTCCACCTGCGGCACTTATTATTACTAGTATTAATGCTAGTTTAAGAGAATTAAACATTCACATGTTTTCCTACAACGTTTATTAACTCACCAACAGTTCCTATATCAAATGTGTCTTCTTCAGGAATGTTAATATCTAATTTTTTGCTGATTTGTACAACAACATCAACTATATCTATCTCATCTCCGTCTAAATGGTCTAGAAAGTGAGTGTTAGGAGTAAACTCTTTGTCATCTCCAAAATGTCCTTTTAGTACTTCCATAATATCATCTACATACATAATTTATTATCCTAATAGTTCTCCGAGTGTTGCAGGACCAGCAATACCATCTGCTGTTAATCCTTTACTTACTTGCCACTCTTTTAATTTACGCTCAGTACCAGGACCAAATATCCCGTCTGCGCCTATACCTAATGCTTCTTGCATCATTTTAACGCCTTCGCCACGGCAACCTTTACGTAGTACACCAATGTCACCTACATCAAAGTCGTCATCACCTGCGTCTTCTGCTAGTGTTACAGGACTGCCTAATACTTCCATTGCTTTAGTATAACGTAATTGACGATCAGCAAGACCGATGTTGCCACCGTTAATCTTTTTAGTCATCTTAGTTACGTTATCGGTGTCTGCAATAGTGTTTAGTTTGTTTGCGTCCCAGAACCAACATGCTGACTCTACAGCACCCTTAGGTGTTGCAACATATATTGCTGCTTCTTCTGCTGTAATGTTAATACTTGCACCAAAACGTGTATAGTTTTCACGTCCGGTTAATTGCTTTAGTCCACGGCCACGGAATAACCAACCGTCACCTTCTTTTATATTACCCATTTTATACTTACGGAACTCATCTTGGTAGACATAGTTTGCAATTTTTTCTGGATTACGTGCATACTCTGCTGCATTACGTTTATGTGGTGCTGAGCCAAAGTAACGTCCAAATACAGCGTTAAGTGCTTTTTCACTATAGTTTAAGTTTTCTTGTAAGCTACGAAAATTGTTTGACTCATGTGCGCATTGACTAAGAAAGTGTGCAACTCGTCTTTTTGTGTTTATATCGTACTTAGGCATAATAGCAACTAGTGCTTCAAACCACGCCTCGACATCTTTATTACCCGGAATGATTTTTCCAAGTTGTTCTTTAGTGAATTCAAAATCCATAATACTTTCCTGTTTTGTGCTACGTTTGATTAGTGTTGTAGTCTTTCCACAACTAATGTGGATCCGTTATTATCAAGTGAAAACTTATTACCAAATTTTGTAATATTGTAATCACCAAGATATTTACTTAAAAAGATGACTTCTGCAAAGTCATTCGTGTTTACACGTTCAGTGATGTTTTGGATTGTTTCAAGTGTATCGCCGAAGTCGATAACTTTGAATTGTACAGGGTCTGCATAGACCTTTCTGACCGTTAGTACATCACCGGTCATATATGTTTCTTCTAAGTAACTTTTGTTAAAAAAGTTTTTATAATTATTTAAACTTGCTTCAGCAATACCGATATCATAATCGTTGCTGTCTAATGGAATTTCTTCTGACAACGCATCTTGTGTTAAGTCTTTTGATTTAAAATCTTTGTAATATCTATATTTTAAAGATTCACAATCAGCAAGTTTACATACGCCATCTGCAATTTCCATAATTTGATCTGGTACATGTTTATTACGTTCTATTTCAACAAATACTTTGTATGTACCGTCTGACTGTTCGCCGGCAGTTGCATCAGCATCAAGTACAAAGTCGTAGCCTTTTTCTAAAAAGTTTTCTAAGTCTTTAGCGGCTTCTCTTTCCCTTACACTAAATGCTAGTGTAACGATATCCTTGTCATCGCCCATTTTACTTTTGAAACTATCAATTTCAAAAATGTCATAGACCATGTTCTTTAAGTCAGATGCTCGTAATCCCATTATTCTAACTCTCCTCCGGCTACATCAGCTTCTACGTCAGCTGCTTGCGGTTCTTGTTGTGCTTGTGTTTCGGCAGCATTTGCAGGTTGAGTAATAGTTTCTTTATATCCACCGTATATGTCTGCTAGTAAGCTCTTAGGCATTTCAATATTTACTACCCAAATAGGCTTTCTATCTAATTTGCCCTTTTTAGTACCTGGGCGCATATCATCTGGCTTTGCTATTTTGCGGGGAACAATTATATCATCTTTTTTATACGATACTTTACAGTCATAGTCTACTAAACGCTTGCCGCCCATTGGATCAGGCATGTTACCTCTGTCCCACATAAAGGAACAAGTAACTAAATGTCTTCCTATATCAGGACCTTGGAGTAATTCTCCATCTTCCCAATTTTTATATACATATAGATCAAGTTCATCAAGCACTCTTTCGAAGTCTTTTAAGACTTGGAATGCTGTATCACTATTATATATGTTTTCTACATTTTTTATTATATCAAGTGTGTCTTGCATTTTATAGTTCTCCGCTATACTTATTTATCAGACTTGAATTCATAACAGACAGTTTTTCTCTTTGCACCAAATGGTAAATACTTTTGTAGAACATACTTTCTACACCACAATTCCATAGGAGGAAACACTTAATGGGAGCAAAGAGGAAACAGCGTAATAACGCAAATCCAAACTTTCAAAATGTCGTAGACATTAACATTCACAAAAAACCACAAAAGCAAATACAAATATTACCTAGAAATAGAAATCAAGAAGCATACGTGTTAAAACTGCTAGATCCTACAAAAGACATAGTCTTTGGCGTCGGTCCAGCGGGAACAGGCAAAACTCTTTTGGCTGTGCAAGTTGCTGTAAAACTATTTAAAGATGGTGTAATAGATAAAATCATCGTTACGAGACCAGCGGTTTCGGCAGACGAAGATTTAGGTTTTTTACCTGGTACATTAGAACAAAAAATGGCACCATGGACAAGGCCTATATTTGACGTATTACGGGACTACTTTAGTGCTAAGGAAATCGAAGGAATGATCGAAGAACAGATCATAGAAATCGCTCCATTAGCATTTATGAGAGGCCGTACATTTAAAAGGAGTTTTATATTAGCTGACGAAATGCAGAATACTACCCATAATCAAATGAAAATGTTACTTACGAGACTAGGCGAAGGATCAATGATGGCTGTAACAGGCGACTTGGCACAAGCAGATAGGCTAAAGGACAACGGTTTATTAAATTTTATGAAACTGTTAGAATCGAGTAACGTATCTTATTTGGACATAGTCCAGTTCGAACAGGGAGACATTGAACGACATAAGGCTGTTAAGGAAGTCCTCCAAATATATGGAGACGAATAACCTTTAACGAATAAGGGGAGCATTATGCTCCCTTTATTTGTATTAGTAAGTATTCATTCTTAGTAAAGATACATTCCCAACTAGGCCCTTTTATAGGGGGTCTTCCATTGTTGTCATAGAATGTATGTCTAATATAATAGTTAGACAACCATATACGTTTGCCACTATTAGATATAGTAGGCGACCACGCAAATTTCTTTACATATTTAAATTGGTCTGGAAGAACTTTGCCGTAGTAACTGTGCCCTAGCACAAGTCCTCAGCTAACGGAAATATCTCAGCAATAACTTTTGCACATGCTTTTGCGACATCCATATGTTCCTTTTGTGTACCATTTGCACTACGTAATTCAATATAATGTATCCAACTACGCAATGTACCGTTCATATACAGTCTTGTTTTAGTAAGACCTTCGGGTAATACTTTACGTGCTACTTCTTTAGCAATGCCATTAGCAATAGCCCAATCATATGCTTTACCTGCAGTATAACATACATCCTGTTGCATTTCTTCCCACTTAACAACCAGCTCAGCCATGCCTTCTTCAGACATATCTACTTCAATTGAGTTTTGTCTGTTTTTATTATCCTGTAAACGTGCTTCACTTGTGATAAACACTTCACCCATTTCGCCTGGTTCAGCATAACGTTGACTAAACTCTTGGAATGCAAAACTACGATGCCGCACAATTTGATGTGCAATGTCTCTTGTAGTTTCAATTTCGATAACAGCGTTAACCATCTCAAGTGGTGACCAATGTGCATGTTTAATCAAATACTTAATCAAGCGTTCGCTTGTTTCTGTATTAATCTGTGCGGCAGGGTTTGATACCTTTGCACAAAATGCAATTAGTTCTTGTAGGTCTGTTAAACCTTCTGCTTCGAATTCAGGTGCTGCTTTGCTGTAACTTACTAGTTTAGCCATTGTTAGTTAGGTCCTCTCCATTGCGGCCACGGTCTCTATTGCCGTCACCATTAAGCTCTGTTAAATCTTGTTGTTTTACCTTTTGATCTTTTTTACCAAAAATTTTGTCGTAGTTGTCTCGATACTTTTCTGTAGAAGTCTTACTTCGTAGTTCATCTCCAGTTATCTCATTCCGTGTAGTCATAGTTTTTCTCTCGTTTTTTCGGCAACTTTGAGCTCGTACATTTCTTCCCAATACTCAAAGTCTTTTTTTGGTAAGCGGCTTCCGCAGTCTTCCAAAATTTGTTTCTTGCGACTTAAATCAGCGCCGCCCTTCCATTCAAACTTTTCTTCCATTGTGCGACCACAAGCAGGACAAAATTCTCCGTTGTTATCACACTCAGATATACATGGTGATATCACGTTATATCCTTAATTGGTATAATACCAAATGTTTCGTACTTGTTAGGTAAGCCCGAAAACTCTTTATGGTCTGCTAGTGGGTCTATTTGATCAACAATATTAACATTCCAGTCAGAAACTCGCCTATTAATCTCATCCCACTTTTCTCGTGTCTCTGGCTGTAGTTCGTAGTCTGCTACAATAGCATCTTCAGGACATTCAGGAACACATACACCGCAATCAATACACTCGTCTGGATTAATTGCTAGAAAGTTGTCTGCTTCATAAAAACAATCAACTGGGCAAACACTTACACAGTCTGTATGTTTACATTTAATGCAATTGTCAGTTACAAGATAAGTCATTTATTTACATCATTATTGAATATACTATTGCAAACGCAAGTAACGCAGATGCTATATAACCTGCCTTTGCCATTTGTTTCATTTTCTTTTTGCCTGCTATTAAGCCTAATGCTTTTAAGTCTTTTTTCATAATTGTCCTAGTCTGATTAGCGTTGCCGCTAAGTTAATTTCTGGATCAACCACTAGTGTGTGATCAACCAGCCCTTGTTTAATAGTTAGCACAGCTTGATCCTGTTGTTCCTCTGATCCGAACAGCTCAATGTTGTCATACAGCCAACGATAAATTTCTTCCATCTCTTCTGGACGAACTGCACCACAAAGCATTTTACGTGCTTCTGCAATTTTACCTGCTTTAAACAGTTCGACCATATCTAGTTTCCAGTCAGCTTCGCCTGTATCACCTTCATTGGGCTTTAATAAACTGTTGTCCTGTACATTCATTTGTACAGTATTAATACATTTACGCAAGTCTGGATATGTTGCTTTTACGTAGGTATCGAGCGTATCCAAATCAGGAGTAACACCTTCGGTAATAAGTATTTCAGCAACTCTAGCTGTAAACTCAGTTTGGTCAATTTTAGCAATGTGGAAACCTTGACACCTACTATGCAAAGCGGGAATAACACGATTTGGATAGTTACAAGTAAGAATGAAACGAGAAGTAGTATGATACTCTTCCATAACACCACGCAACGCCGCTTGAGCGTTTGGGCTAAGATAGTCTGCCTCATCTAGTAACACAACCTTAAAGTCCCCAAATGGGATCATTTGTACAAAGTTTACAATTTTATCACGCACATCATCTACTGAGTTTGTTCGCGATGCGTTTATTTCAAGAATATCTAAATCTTGTATTTCTAATTCATTAAACAATAATTTTGCAAGTGTTGTTTTACCAATACCTGCATTACCACTAAACAGCAAATGCGGAATAGTTTTTTCTTTAATCCATGTATTTACTTGATTACGCTGTGCGTCATCTCTAAACACATAACCATTAACTGTTTTCGGACGATACTTTTCAACCCATAGTTCTTTCATTGTTGTTCTTCCTCTTTCTTTGTTGGCTTCCTACCATAGAAGCCACCTTTGAACACAATGTTTTCAGTAGTTGCCATAGGTTCACAATGTGTAATTTTACCGCCTTTATCTAGATACTCTTGTAATTCTTCTTGCGTCATACCGCCGTCTTTTGGTTGTTGTCCCATCATCGCTGAACTCCTAGTTCTTTATATGCTAATTGAACGCCTCTTGCTTGAAAATATGCATCAGCAAGGGCATTGTGTAAGTTTTCCTGCCCAAGTACTTTACGTGGATCTGTTTTACAGCAAGTAAACAGTGTACGACTGTCTTTAATTTGCCAAAACTGCCATGGAATAGGCATACCGATCATTCTATACATATCTTCAAGTATAGTTATATCAAAGCCGTACCCTTGACCCCAAATTGTGTCTACACCAACAGCCCACTTTCTAAGTTGTGTTAGTGCATCTTCAACACTGATAGCACCTGTTTGATCAAATGCTTCTTCCATTGCCTTAGGATCTTGTTTACTCCACCATTCAATAGTGCTGTCGCTTGTAGTACGTCCTAAACGATCTTGATCGTCTACGCAAATTTTAAAGTATAGCTCTGAGTGAGGTTCACTTGAATCTAAAGGGTTAAACTTAATTGCACCTAAACTCAATACAGTACAACTAGGACGAGTATCCAGTGTTTCTAAGTCGATCATGCCATGTGTAGCCATTTAACTTCTCCTGTTTTCTTGTCCGATGCCGGAAATAATTAATAGTATGTACAAAATGGGCCAACCCCATCCTGTTAAATACCCTGTTAGATGCAAAGTCATTAGAACTACACCGGTTACACCAGTAGTACCAACGCCTGAGCTTTGATTAGGAATACGCATATTTTGTCCTTGTATACATTATAGCTTATATTATAACGTATACAAGAACATATGTCAAGTATTATTTTAAATAAAGTTTGAAAGTTTTGGGGCTTGCCAACCTTCTGGTTTTAGCACTTTCCCGTCTTCTCGTTTGATAACTTTGCCTGTAGTTGGATCAATTTTAGCAAAGTTTGTGTCCATTACTTCTTCCCAAGCAGCTTGGCCTTTAAAGCCACCTGCTCGAACGGCGCCTATTGTAACAACTAAGATGTCAATTAGTGCATCTAACTGTTCAATCCTGTCGTTCTCTGTAATGGCTTCTTCTAGTTCGCCTACTTCTTCTCGAATTAAATCAAGATACATATTGTAGTTTGCTTCACTTGGCTCTTGATCGCAAGCCGTTGCGAATTTATTGATGTCTTCAAATACGTCTGTCATGTTGCCTCTTATGCGTTAGGGTTAATAAAAGATCCTGGGTCAATAGTTGCAATATCACCATCACCGTGTTCTGCACCTATACGTAGATCTTTTGGTTTATCATTAGAATACGCTAATATTCCAGTTTCGTCTACCATGTGGAATGTTATTTCACCATCATGTTCAGTATCAACTTTTAGACCACGTGTCCAACGACCGTGTTCAATCAGTATCCACTCTCCTACTTTATAGTCATCTATATTTTTAGGACCTTTGGAGTATACTTTACCCCAACGTGGATAGATACCTCTTTCTTTGCCGTCATCACCGGCAATAATTAAACCACTTTCAGTTACTTGTTCACCAAACTCTACGTCAGTTACAAGTACACGTTTACCAATAGCACGTGGTGTGCCTTTGATCGCATTTATGTTCTTAGCCATTAGTCACCTTTTTGTACAAAGTTGCCGTCGTCGTCTTCTACCCAACCATCGTCCATATCGTCGAACTCTTTTAATTCGGTTTCAGATGCTTTTACTTCTTCAACTTTCTGTTGAGCTCTTGTAGTTGTTTTTGACTTTACAGCCTTTTGTGCTACAGGTGCTTCTTCAGAAACAACGTCAGATACAGATACAGCTGGTTCTTCAGCTACTGGCATAGATCCTTTGTAATAGTCTTTAATTACTTGTTCACGTTTACGAACAATTCTACCACCAGGGCCTAGCTCATCGCCACGTGCATTTACACGAGCATTGCCTACCGCTGGAGTAAGTTCATTCTTTTTACGCAACAAATCCATGTCAACTTGTTTGCCTTGCATTGTTGTATAGGTCTTTTGACCTTTTTGTCTCATTGCCATAATACTTCTCCTATATTATATACGTATTTATCTAAGGAACTCTCGCCAATCCAGGTCATATTGGATTGAATTAATTTTGTGTACACCTATCAAGTATAACACATATGATGCTACAGAGCTACCTCTACCTACGCCCCATACAATGTCGTGTTCACGCATGTAGTCTACAAGATAGATCATATAACGTAGTAAATCTTTCATGCCGCGTTCTCTAAAAGCATCTAATTCTTCCCATATACGATCTTGTACGTGTTGTGGGCAGGGTGTTTCTGCTTTGCCTAGTACATATTCATATACATTAATGTCTTTGTATTCATCAGGCATAAACCATTCACTTTGACATACACCGTCAAA